ACGGAAACCAGTATCACTACCGCCTATATACATACCACCAGCACCACTACCAGACTGTCCGCCGTTACCGCCGCCATCACCAACGAAGCTTCCGCCACTACCAACAAGACCGCCGTACCCAGCAACGGTAGACGTGCTGATAAAGAAGCTGACCCCACCAGCACCGTTAGTTGCTGTATCCGCTGTAAGCGCGTCTCCGCCCTTGCCCACTTGCACCGTGTAGTCGGTACCGGGTACAACAGCGATGTTGTTTTTCCAGCCTAAACCGCCACCGCCGGGAGCAGTCGTGTATGTGGCACTTTGACTGCCTGCGCCGCCCCCAATACAAACTACGCAAACGCTTGTGACGCCGGGAGGACATCTCCAAGTATAGGTGCCACTGCCAAAGCCGTAAAACGCTTGCCCCACAGCTCCCCCACCCTCTGTAGGGGACAGCAGCGCAGCGGTTTGGGCAGCGGTTAAGTACGTATCACTGTCAGCAGACTTTAATTGGTTGACGGAAATTTTATCTACTTGCATCTCAGCCATTACAGACCCCTTGTTTTATGTTTCAAGCGCATCAGGGAAATCCACTTTGTCTGGATAACCTTTTTGGTTTTTTACGTTTCTAAGAGCATCTCGGTAAGATTTAATCTTTCCCTGATCGGCTTTGGACAGGCTTTCATAATGGTCAGGAAACGCCAGATGGTCTGTCTCCGCCAGCTTTGCTCGAACTATGTTGTCAATAACAATTGATTTTTGTCTTTTATCAATCTCTTTTGCCTCGGCGGCGTACTCTTTTTCAGAAAACTCTTTGACACCGTTTTTGGTTTTAACTAGGCGTTTGCCAAAAAGGCCGTCGTCCGGGACGGCTACAAAATCTTTAAGTTCTTCGGCACTGCAGTCCTTTTGCATTGACGTAGACAAGTTGTTATCGTCAAATTTTACGTAAATCATACGCAATTTCTCCTGTTAGCGGTCGCCGTAAAGTGCCGCAGCGCCCGTATAAACTTCATGGGGGGCTGAAACGGAACTAGTAGCGCTTGGCGTACGTACCGTCGCCAGCGAATTAAGCATGCGCAGATCACATACCAAGTCGCCATCAAAGAACGTACTCAAGTTGTAAAACATACTTGACTCTTTAAAGTAGTAAGTAGTCTGGTAGTTATGTGAAGTCACTAGCATAACTAGAACAGTAGTATTTGCGGGGACTACGACGCTTATGCTGCTGGAAGTAATCGTGGTGCCAGTGTTGGTAAACCCTTGAGTCCATGTGCCGCCCGTAGTAGCGGCGTAAGTGGCAGCATTGGGAGTGTAGACGCCGCAAGCTGCACCGTTATACGTGTCGTACGAGCTGTAATAGAAATTAAGTGTACGGGTAATTGACGCATTTGTAGTATTACGAACAGGCATGACATGCCAGCTCACGCCGCCGTAGCTGGTGTTGTTTTCGTAATAAAACAGCTCGCGGTAGTTATGGCCAAGCCGATTACCGTTCGAGTACATGATGGTACGGTTTTCTAGGCCACGGAAGTCGTGGGCATACATAATTTGAGAGGTGCCGTTCGGGTAACCATCACCCATAAACATGTTGAACGACATCGCGGTGTAAGTGTTGTTAGTCCCGGCAGCCGTAGCGTTTTGGTACGTGCTATTAGGTCCGGAGCTGGTCCACTCGCCCGTGCTGTAAACGTTGCCTCGGGCAGAGGCAGTCATTACCGATCCATTAATTAAAACGGAGTCGTTGGGTATGATGGTATTTACGGGAGGGGTGGCAAAGGTAAGCTGGCCCAAGCCGTCGGTGGTCATCATATCCCCCGCAGCGCCGTCGGCCACAGGGAGAGTGAATGCAGCTGAACCCGATTTCTGGATCTGATCTACAACGATTTTAGACATAAAAGACTCCTATTAATTGAAGAGAGCAAACCCATCTGGGTTCATTACAAAAAAGTACGATCCGGTCGGGATAGTATATACAGAACTACCTTCCACAGTAAGCGTCTCCATGCCAAATGTCATGGTGCCTGCAACCAGTGTCGTGTCTTCGCTAATCGTAGTAACAAACGAGACCGTGGTTGCCGTGGTGGGAATTGCGGCAATTGCTGTGGTTACGTATGTCACTACAGCGGATTGGGTAGGCACTTTTACCGGAGAGTTCTGCGACATTGTGCCGTCAGTGGTGAACTCGTTGATCTGAGCTCCCAACTGCGCACCAATTGAGCCAAGGCGCAAAGAATTCAGGCCAGAAAGATTAAAGGAGTTGGCATTAAGAGTTGCCGCCCCTGTCGCTTGGTTAACCGCAAAATACTCGCCAATGTTAAAGTTACCCTGCTCATCGGCAGATACGTAGTACACGCGACCGGGCAAATCCTGTGAAATTCGGTTGGATTCAACTGGCGACTGTGTCGGCGTATTAGGGTAGTTTGTGGTTGTAACCCCGCCCGTTCCTACATTTAAAAAGTCGTGCGCAGTGATGCGCAGCAGGCTGAAAAAGGAGCGTAACGTTACAGCGGATCCCGCAGCCGATGCAGTAGGTTTTATCTGAGCAAGGGAGATAGAGAGTACGCTGGTTGCATCAAACCAAGCCCCGGAAACAGCGGTCAAAATGTAGGCAGAGGTATCCCCTGCAATTTGTACTGACTGCCCAACCAGTGGATTAGCGCTCAGGCCGTTTAACACCAGTGTGTAGCCCTCTTGGCCGCCGTAGGTAGACACTACGCCTGTTCCACCACTGGAAGAGGTGATGACGTCGCCCGGTGCAAACACCCCGCCCACAACGTTGTCGACATAAACGGAAGTTGCCTGAACGTTTGTTGCATTGGCTGTGACGCCACTGCCGTTGTCCAACGTGTCACCGGGATTAAAGATTCCGGTGTAAGGCCCGGTAAATGTAATCAAGCTTCCATATAGCGTTCCCGTGACAGGGATTTCAGCAGCGCTAAATCCAGAGGACACCGATCCGTATGTCCCGTATGAGTTGTTACCGCTAATAGAGCGAATCTGGCCGCCGTTTGTAGTGGCATACCCAAAGTAACAGTAGTAGGTAAACACGCCCACGCACTCGGACTTGCCATTGTTGTCCACCCAGATACCAACGCCGTTGTTGTGGATGTTGGTGTACTCATGGAAAAGTATGGAACGGTTACCGTTCACATGTTCATCTCCGTTGACATACGCCCCAATTCCGCCGTTAGAAAAGCTTGAGCATTCAATGACGTAAGGAGACTTGAAAATGACCGGAGAAAGCGGGTTAACTGCGCAAAAAATACCTTTTGGCGTGGACGTCACAATGCTTCCCGGAGTGCTTCCGGGGACCCATCCAGTCATTCCTTGGAACGTCATCTTGTTCAGCAATGAACCTTCTGACAGATGCCACATGGTGGATTCTTCGTTGGCTGTAACTCCGTCCGCAGCAAGCCCGGCCCCGGGAATCACAAACGTGGTTCTTACGGAGTCCCCCATAATGGCCACATTGGCCGGTACTACTATGGGCAATGAAACTTCTGCGTACGTTCCTGATTTAACAAAGATAGCTGTTTTTTGGCCAGATGGGACGCCTGCAACTGCTGCTTGAATGGTCCGGAAAGGAAGCGCCATGCTGCTGCCGGGATTGGTGTCATTCCCGTTTTCAGCAACATACAGTACGTTGGAGCCACTTGTTGCATTTAGCCATGCCAAAGCGGCACCGGTACCGTCCACAGTGAGTGAATACCCAATTTGACCCGGCTGAATAACTGGAAGGACGTCGTCTGCGCCTTGTGCAAGAAACTCCCATTTACCTGCGTCATACTCAACACTAAAAGTGCTTCCGGACGTGAAGTCCTCTGTGGCAATGTAAGAGGAACCTACCTGACGAACAATGTCGTTTACAAGGTACTCTGTCGATTGCGCCCATACATTGCGCCACCGAAGGCCCCCGTTAAAGATCTGCCAATAGCCGCTTGCCAAGTCCGTTGCAAAAGTTCCAGCGTTGTTGGCAACAAGACATGAGTACGTGTTTCCGCCATAAACCACAATGTCGTAGGGAAGGTACTGCGTAGAAGTTGCCCACGCGCCTCGTTGGCGCAGGCCTGAAACAAAAATTGACCACTTGCCTGCGGCAAGGTCAACAGCAAAGTCCCCGGAGACGGCTTGGATCTGGGCGGCGTACGTGTTTGCACCGTACTGAACCAAATCATTTACAAAGTATTCAGTAGTTGTCGCCCACGCGCCCCGATTTTGAAACGAAGAAAGAAACGGGGCCCAAAAGGACACGTTTGTGGGTAAATTTCCAACCGTGTTTGCCACGGCAATATACAGGTTAGCGCCGTACGCAACAATGTCGTTGGGCGTGTACGCTGTGATATTGCTGTAAACACCTTGCGCAGAAATACCTGTTACAAAAGCGTCCCAGTAGACAGTGTTAGTGGGCAGGTTGTTGACAGTGGTCTGCTTGGCAATGTAAGCGTTAGGCCCGTACTTGACAACGTCGTTTGTCTGGTATGAAGTAGTAGGGCTGTAATCCCCTTCCCACTGGATACCTTCAGCAAACTGAGACCAGATTGCAGGAAAGATATCCGGCTGCTTGTCAAGGTTGTCAGACAGACTGACGTACACGGTAGAGCCGTACGCAACAGCGTCGCCGATGTAGTACTGTGTGACCGCATCCCACTCACCAATAAAATTAATGCCTTCGACCATGACAGCCCAGTAGGCCGTATTGGTAGGGACACTTCCAATTGTCTTGAGGACGTTTACATAGACATAAACGTTACCGCCGTAGCGGACAACATCATTAAGCTCGTATTCAGTGGTGACAATCCAGTCGCCAGCCCAGTAAAAACGTAGTTTGCCAAGATCGACGATAGTAGTCATATGAACACCATTTCTAAATGACCCTTATCACCCCATCGGAATTGATAAGTGTCGGTTGACCAAATCCAATTTACGTACTCATTCTGGCCGATAATGTAGCCATTCTGCGGTAGGCTGACAGTGGAACCATCATTAATGATATCAACATTAAGGTCCCCTGTCCGCTGAATCAGTCGGAAGCCGTAAAAGGTCTTATTTGCGAGGTCTGTGCCCTCATGAAAACCAGCCATTAGACGCTCTCCAGTACAGAAACAAGGATGTCAAATCCGTTTTCAACTGCGGTAGAGGCCATAAGCGTGTCCCCTGTTTCAAGGACAACTTTATTGCCTCGCATCAATTCTTCCGTTTCGCCGGGGCCGACACGGTATTGTTTCAGAATCATGGTGTTATTTGACCCTCTTCTATGCCATACGTCAATAGGCAGGGCAGAGGCATAGACATTGGCGGAGCTGAGCCCGATCACCACTGTCCCGCTGATTGCGGTGTGAATAACTGTGTCAGCTTGCCCTAAGTTTCGTGTTGCAGTGCTTTTAAATGCCGCCATTTTTTACCCCAGCGCAATCGCAAAAATAATTGCAGAACCTGCAGGATCATAAACTAAGGAGCCATCAGGATTGTTGTAAACGGCCCGTTCTGCCGGTAAGGTACAGAACACTTCTTTTGAACCCGCACCAAAGGTCACAATTAGATTGTTATTGGAACTTGTCAAGATAAGGTCTCTTGATACCTCCCCGGCGCTGTAAGTCCCTACGCCAACCTCCCATTGCCCCAGTGAGTCATTAGTAATCGTGTAGTAGGTGCTGTTCCCTTCGCCAATCGCATTGGCAAAAGTTGTATAGCCCGTAAACGCTCCCGTAACCACGAACGCGGTCGTACCAGCACTAGCGCTGGTCTCTCTGACTCGATCTGAGACTACGAATGCCACGGGTTACACCAACCGAATTACGGCAGTGGACGGGCCGGGAGGCGGAAAGATCACAGTAAAATCACCGTCCGTAGCAGTTTTATCAGAGCCAAAATCAAACACTGCCACTGCCTTGTCTGCCTCTGTGCTGTTGTAGATTAAACAACCTCTAGCCGTCAAAGTAACTGCCGGAAATGTCAGGTCACTGAAGTCAAGGAACGCTGTCGTGCCTGTTAGTGTGACGCCCCAGCTGGTCAATTGGCCGCCGCCTGCCGGGTAGTTTGTCGCAGCAGAAGATACCTCACCTGCGGTAGTGTAGATCGTTGTAGCGGCATCAATACTTGCCGAGGAGGTGTACAAAGACAGGTAGAAGGTGTCGCCCGGGACACTAAAATCATGCACGCCCTGAAAGAGCTGCTGTTTGAAACTTGAGCAAATTGCTTGTGAGATTGCCATTTTATTTCTCCAAGAGAGTAACTAGGTCCGCGTGACCGTAAGATTTTAACTTAGCTGCCAGAGTTGTCCTATCCGAAATGATAGCCTGCTTCATGTACTGGATCAAAACCACGCGGATCTGTTCCCTAAAGGCTTGAGCTTGATCCCGGATAACGGGGTGCACACTCTCGCCAATGTACAAAATCTTGTCCAGAGCCTCTGCTGCAAGCTCTTCAGGGGAGCGCCCACGATTGTTCGTCGTGCGTACAGTGACATTGTTAATTGCGGTAGAGAATTGGACGTCCATTTATGGCCCCGGGCTAGGTGATTTAATAGGCAGACGTGCCATGCCGTCACGATACTCGTCACGACGTCGACGGCCCTGTTGCTCAATTCCAAGACCCTGAATCGCCTGTTTGTAACTGTTTTCAAAATACGAGAGAAGGTTATCAGGGCCTTTTGTGTAGCTGTATGCCTGTATTAGGCAAGCGTACAAAAGCGCTTCGGGGGCTTTTGTACTAATCCATGTAGTGGGCTGAATAGAAGATATCTGCTCAGGCCTACGAATATAGCCTAGCTCAACGCTGTACGCTATAGCAGGGGTAGGGGCAACATAGAAAGTGCTCTGGTCCCACGTGGAGTAGTATTTTGGAACCCCGGTGGCCGACTGGTCTTTCCAGTACTCTTTCATAAAAGAGGTGTCCCTGTAATCAAGGAAAACTTGGTCACCTGTAACAGGGTCCGTTAATAGCATGTAACGGTGCGTCAGCAGATCACTAGGAGCGGTCAAGAACCGGTTGTTGTCAGACATGTTTCCAGTGACCTCAAGCTTGAACACGTCAAGGTCAATGTCCCGCAAAATACGGTTTTCTGCCATGGTGATAAACGTGTTGATCACCGAATCTGAAAACACATTTGCACCCACTTCAGTGTAGTTGCGTATGTTGGTTACCAGCTCGTCGTAAGTCATGTAATCACCACCGTTAAAGTACCCTGCCCCATGTGTCCAATTAAGGCCCTTTGGGCAGGCTCTGGGGCCATGTTAGTGGCACTTGTTGTAGACCCGTTAAGTGTATTCGATCCTCCTACACTTTGGAAAGCCGAATCCCCCGGAGCTCCGAGATAAACAGACAAAGGCTCTACCCTGTCAGGGCGAGGACCAAGTAGCGCTATAGGGTCCCCGTTATAGTTCAAAGGAACCAGCTGCGGGGCCTTTGGCTCATAGTCATCTGGGCAGACTTTAAACCCTCGCCAGTTCTTTCTAAGAACGTTAAAAGGATAGCGCTGACCGCAATAGTCGCAAAGGCCGTAGGAAAATTTTCCAGAGGCGAATGCCATGGTTAATACTCCAATTGCGGCACAAACGATACACTGGCGGTATCCCGGTCTTCAGCTGCGGCTCTGGCAAAGTCCTCTTCATAAAGCTGCTTAAGCATCACTACCCTGTCCGGGGCGTATTTAAGGGCAATTTGGTAGGCAAGACCCGAGGCCACGCACGGCAAAAAACGGAAATTAACGTCA